GGAATATGTTTTATCTCGTGGAGGTTTCTGATGTAATCTAGTGATATTGGCGGTGTTGTTTTTTTACAACACTATTATACAGATTTCTTGCCTTCTGGTAGGGTTCCTGTATAATGGTATTTGTTGAGTCGAAAAGACTATTTGAAAAGAATTTATTAAAAAAGGTTTATTATGAGATTACTTTCTACGGGTAATCCTAAGGTTTTAAAAGGTATGGCGCAAGGCTATAACACCTATATTCTCCACTTGGCACCGGCAGAGGAATCTGGTTATAACGTGTGTGCCAAAGCGACCGATGGTTGCAAGGCAGGTTGTTTGAACAAAGCCGGTCGTGGCGGTATGTTCAAGAAAGGCGAAACGACCAATGTCATTCAAAAGGCACGGATTCGCAAAACGGTTTATTTCTTTGAAAACCGTGATGCTTTTATGCTTGATTTGGTTGCTGATATTAAACTGGCCATTAAGCAATCGGCTAGGTTAGGTCTGATTCCTGTTATCCGCTTGAACGGTACAAGTGACTTATCATGGGAAAAGTATCTGGTTCCTGGTACTGAATTGAATATTTTCCAGTATTTCTTTTTTCTTCAATTCTATGACTACACCAAGATTCTTGGTCGTAAAGTTAAGGCATTTTCTAATTACCACCTGACGTTTTCTGCTGCTGATGGTAATGATATTGATGTTGCTCGTGCAATGTTTGATGGTTACAATATTGCTGTAGTATTTGGTATCAAGAAAGGTTCGCCAATGCCTGAATCTTACCTTGGTGTTCCAGTATTCAACGGTGATGATTCTGACCTCCGTTTTCTAGATCCAAAAGGTGTGGTTGTTGGTTTGTATGCCAAAGGTCCTGCTAAGAAGGATACCTCTGGTTTTGTAAAGTTTGTTAATGTACCATCGGCATTAAGCAAGATTGTGCCGATTCCTAAGTTTCCTACTTTTATGTTAAAGGCTGCTTGATTATGAATAAATTTAATCGTGCTGAGTTGCAGGAACAAGTAATTGACGCCATCCTCGATGGTCTGGATTATAAGGACTTGGTTCAAATGGCGTATGAGAATATGGATGCTTATTTCAATACGCTAGGCAATGCTGATTTTATCGCTGAAGTTGAGATTTCCCACCCACACCTGATTGATGAGGACGAAAGCAATGATTGATATATTTGATGGTTATGACCGTTCCAAGGCTATTGAGGCTTTGATTCGTGATGATATTGATTCAATTATCGTCAGTTATTCAGATTTTGGCGATACTTGTTATATTGATTCCATTCTCCGTAGTGGTCACAAAGGTTATGAGGATATGACCGATGAGGAGATAATCGAAGAATTAGAAGGTCGAGATATTTCGTATTTGTTTGGTGATGACTATGATGACTATGATGGTCAACCAGACGAAGCCCAAGAATGGCATGATTTTGATCCGGACGCTTAAATGATGAAATTACCTTTTGATTGTATGGTTTTTGATACAGAACCAGTTTTTGTCGAAAACCCATTCTCTGGTGAAGGTTGTATGTTAACCCCAGAAGCCGTGGCAGTATACGATACCTTGAGAGGTGCGGAAATGACCGGTGACTGGAAAACCGTGAGAAAAGGTCTGGATTGGTTTATTGAGAATTTCACCGAAGAATATTACATTTTATTGGATTGATTATGGTTAAATTGACTGATTGGTTTTCTGCTGATGTTAATCCTGTCCACACCGGCGTTTATATGGTGGATCGTGGTGCTCAAGGTAAATGGTTCAGGCATTGGAACGGTTCTTACTGGTCGCTTTGTGGTGAAAAGCCAGAATATGCGGCCGCTGCAAAAGTAATCAAATCGCCGGCACCAGCATTTCCGTGGCGTGGACTGGCGAAAGGTTAGTAACCACTAACATGGTGTTGTTTTTATACAACACCATTATACAGGACGCTTGACTGGTTCCAGGACTCCTGTATAATGGTATTTGTTGAATTGATAAGGACTAATTATGAGTCAAATTTCTTTTGTAAACGGTAAGTACCAAGCGGTTATCAACGGCAAGGTTGTCAAGCGTACCAAACTGGTTCACCTTGAGTATGTTCTCCGCAAGAATATCAAGGACACCACTCCTGTAACGACCTTTTCTGCACAACCGTCCAAATTCACAATCAATCAACGATTTGAGTTTGTTCGTAAGTTGGTGAATATGGTTTCTAAAGAGATTCAGGTTTCTGCTATCATCACCGGCAAAGGCGGCCTTGGTAAATCGTTTACCGTGACTAAGACCTTGTCTGATGCTGGTTTCAAAGATATATCAGACAAAGAAGATTTTCAGTCATTCAATGGACAAAAGGTTTTTCGTGTAATGAAAGGTTTTTCAACAGCACGAGCATTTTATAAAACATTGTACAATAACAATAATGCCATTTTGATTTGTGATGATATGGATTCCATTCAACGTGATAAAGATGCTGTTGGCATTATGAAAGCTGCACTAGATTCTAACAATCGCCGTATTGTGACTTGGGGTGCAGATAACAAGAATGAGGACATTCCAAATTCTTTTGTATATACAGGTCGTATCATTTTCATTAGTAACATGACACCAGATTCCATTGACCAAGCAATTCGCTCACGGTCAATGATGATTGATTTGTCTATGACTAAAGATGAAATGATTGATCGTATGGAGTTTATTTCAAAAGAAAAAGACTTTATGCCTGATTTTAATACCAAACATAAAGCCGATGCTATTGGTTTTATGCGTAAGATCAAAGATAGTGCAAATGATTTGTCATTGCGTTCATTGATTTCTATCGTTAAGGTTCGTGCAGCTAATGATGATTGGGAAGATATGGCCGAGTATATTATGAATTGATTTAATTATTGGTGCGCTTGAAATGGCGGAAGATAAAGGTGACGAAATGAACAAAAAATATGAATTGCTTGCAAACGACACAAAACAATCGGTAGGTATAACACTTTATCGCATACGTGCTTTAGTTGCAATTGGTTCTTTGGTCGCTGCTGGTGATTTAGGCGGATATATAGAATCCGAAAAAAACCTGTCAACGTCCGGCGATGCTTGGGTGTACGGCAATGCTCAGGTGTACGGCAATGCTAGTGTGTACGGCGATGCTAGTGTGTACGGCAATGCTCGGGTGTCCGGCAATGCTTGGGTGTACGGCAATGCTCAGGTGTACGGCAATGCTAGTGTGTACGGCGATGCTAGTGTGTACGGCGATGCTTGGGTGTACGGCAATGCTTGGGTGTGCGGCAATGCTCAGGTGTACGGCAATGCTAGTGTGTACGGCGATGCTAGTGTGTACGGCGATGCTTGGGTGTACGGCAATGCTCGGGTGTCCGGCAATGCTCAGGTGTTGAAATCCGCAGATACATTACAAATTGGTCCTTCTAAATCATCCGGTCTATTTACCACTGCACATATTGATAAAAAAATCGGCGTTAGGGTTAATTGTGGATGTTTTTCAGGGACAGTCAAAGAATTTTCAGACGCTATTGAGGAAACCCACAAAAATGACCAAGAATATCTGGAACAATATCGTTTGTTTTGTCAGCTAATCGCCTTTAATTTTGGGGTCACAGAATGAGTGAAATTAAAAGAATGAAATCGTACCTCACCGAGGCAGAATCTTTTATTGCTTCGGTTTATCATTATGCTGTAGATAATGATTTGACTGAATTGAAAAGTTTAATGTGTAATGCAAGTGATGCCATTAGTTATGGTCATAATATTTTGAAAACAGGAATGTCCAAAGAAGAAATGATGAATAAATTGGATTTGGCTCAACAACTTCTTTCTGATGTTTACCATGATGCCTGTGAAAATGGAAATAGCTATATTGAATCTAATATGTCAGTTGCTGATTCCTGTATTATTGATGTGAAGAATAGTTTGGAGAGTTTGAAGAAATGATGAATAAGAACCGTTTTGATTTAGAACAAGAGATTTTGGATTGCTGGAAGTTGACCGATGACATTAATTTGTTGGTTGATCGGTCGGTTGGTGAACCATTTGATATCCAAGATTTCAGAGCATTGGCAAAAGTCTACGAACACAAATTCAACAAAATGTGGGAAACTTTTGAATTTATGGTTGGTGATAAGCAGATAATAACAAAATAATAGTTGTTGTATTTTAACAACAAATACAAGATTTTAGTAGATTATGCTTGACATTATCGACCAGACC